CCAAACCAGCAGTTATTTAAAACAAGCCGCTCACTGCCGTATGCGTCAGGGTCATCCAGCTTCCCGATTAGCTGACAGCGTACATCCCGTCCGTTTTTTATCGCATTTGCTAATTTTATTTGTCCTCTTGAAAATATTTTCTTTATGGTAAAGGAAAACTCGCCCGAATAGCCTGTCAGCTTGGAATCTTTGCTCATCTGCATGGCAAAATCCACATCCTCACGCTCAAGCTTGAGTGTTGCCTCAAACTTTGAAACCTCGAACACCGGCTCCCCGTCCCAGTAAAGCATACCCCATTTGCCGTTCATCACACGGGGCGCAGTAGGTTTTTGTGCCATTTATCTCACCGCCTTCAATTCATATATATGGTGAACTTCAAATCTTCCATAGCGTCCTGGATTTGAATATTCGCCTTAAAAAATAAGTTGGTTCCGGTATTTGCCGTCTTGATTCGCTCCTCATCCCAGAAGGATATATCCCGCGTCTGCTTAAGCCATGCGGCAGTTGCATCAACATCAATCTCCGCCTTGTTGTCAAACTTGTCGTAAAGAACTCCCGAACCCGCAAGATCCTTTAAATACTTGTTCACAGCTGCAAGGAAGATGATTTTATTGTCATAGCTGTTTTCGATTTTCCCGATAAACTCATCCTCGAAAGTGGTGCGGATATCGTCACGAATCATATCGGCAGCCTCAACAATCTTTATTTTCTTAAAATCCTCACCCGTTGTTTCAGATAAGGTAGAAAGAGAGTTTACTGCCCGTGCAATTTTTATCTTTGTACCGTCATTGATAAGGATTAGACGCCCTGCATCAATGTCATCATCCGGGGATTCACTCTCGGTTATGGATTCCACCTCGGGTAAGGAATAATATGTGGCACTGCGGTTTAGGGGAAGGCCGGCAAGAACACCTGCGATGCGAGGGCAGTATTCCGCTGCTGTATAAGTTTTAGAACCCACTTTGATTCCCTCTGTTGCAAAATTCACAACGCCCTCGCTGTCGGCGGCGGTTTCGGGCAGCACGGACTTAAAGGTTTTGTGGTAAATGCTGCGCTGCTCACGAATCCAATCGGCAATGCTGCCTGATTCGCCACTTTGGACAGACGGCACTGTCAGCCAGCTCCACTTTTTATTCTTCAGCCGCTGCAGTGCCGTGTCAATATTGCCATCTGTACCAATCCTCTCCACAATAACGGCTGAGGGATTCCCTTGAAAAATCTGTGATAAAAACGCAAGGTTTGTGGCCGTATAATGGCTTTTTACGATATCGCTTTCCTTGGTATAGGTTTTGGTGTCAAAGTTGGATGTATTATCCTTTAGAATTACGGCAACAATACCCCTTTCACTGCGTGACACCAAGGTTTCCGCCAATGTCTTAAACTGGATTATTATTTGTGGCAGTCCCATAGTTTTGTTTCACCTCCGTTTGTAAATTCTTCATTTTCGGATATTCTTTTTCTGTTATATTTGTTTCTTGCATAAACTCAATTTCAAAGTATGTGACAAGGGCTGATTTATCTGCGTCAAAGAGTATTTCATTAACGGACAAAAACCTGTCACATACAGGAATGGGATTATACAGGAACATATTTTTATGCTTTCCGAAACCTCTACCAAACGCTCTCGGGTTTCTATCAGAGGGTGGTAGGTAAGTTCCACGCTGACAGTCACAAGTTCAGTGTATCTGTTTTGAACCTGCATCGAAACAGGCAGAACATCAACAAAAAAGGTGGGCTTGCTAAACCCTTGTTCCACCTCCGATGCGGTTACCGTGTATCCGTTTTGTTTCAAGATGTCGGCAACGGCTGTTTGTATATTTTTCAGATTTATCATAACTCCACCTCATTTGTTAAATCATCCAACAGTTTTTCTGCTGACTTATAGAAGGAACCTTCCATTTCCCTAAAGGAAGTTTCAAGCATTTTCTTTCCTTCCACTCTGCCTTTGGACTGGATACCCCGTGCTTTACGCTCCAAAGTATTGAGGCTGCGACCGTTTTTTCTGGTTCTGCCGCCGCGGACTATTTCATGGCCCAATTCTACCAAATGAGCATGGGGAGCTTGAGACTGTGTGCGAACGACACGGGCTTTACCATACTTTTTAGGTTTCTTCAGCTTCCAACTGCCTTTAAGTTTTTTGGTTTTTCCTACAGGGGTCAAAGCTTTTGTTTTACTTGTTGCAACACGCCCCAGCGCCATCAGCATGGCATCAGTTTTGTCGGGGTATTTTTTCTCTATTTTATTAAAAGCCTTTTGAAGGTCATCAAAGCCGAAAGTACCGTCGTTACTCATCCGAACCACCCGAATAATCCTGCGCAGTATGCGTATCTTTGTGAATAGCGATAATCTGCAGTTCCTCATGTTTCTCGTTTAAGTCCAAAACAGACACAATCTCAAACTCCTTATTATCATATAAAATCCGCATCTCGGGAGTAATGTTTCTGAAAAACCGGGTAGAAATCTTGTATGTGGTTTCGGTACGAAGTTTTTGCGACTCCTCATATTCACGCCCGCTCATGGGTGATACAAATCCGGCAACGGAATATTCCTTTAACGCCAGCTTATGGGCATAGGGTTTGCCGTCTGCGTAAACGAGCACAGCATTGCCGTCCGAATCATGAGTTAGATTAACATCCTCACCCTGAACCTGCAGGGGCAAAGGGAGATACGGCTTGAACGGCTTATACCTCGGCACCGTTTCGCCCATACCGTTGGTTACGTTATCTGTCGGTTTCAGAAAGATAATTCTATGCCGTAGTTTACTAAAATCCATCAGAATTCCTCCTTGCGAAACGGGTCGAGCAGACGAAATATGACATTCGGTACGCTTTCACCGTTTCTGTTTTCATAGAAATGTGCAACTATTAAGAACATAGCTTGTTTTATGCTCTCGGGCATTGTGTCGGGAAGAGCCTGCCTTAGATAGTTTTCACACATTTCTCTTGCCAAAAGCAGGAGGATGGAAATATATCCATCCTCCTCAGTATGATCAATTCTCAAAAATTCCTTTGCATCCGAAAGCGTTATCATTCCAGATACCTCGGTTTAGTTTGCACAGCATAAACGGCCCCCGGCACAGTAGAGTTTGAAACAGCCGTAGTCGTAATGGCCACTCTGTCATAGCCGCCTTTTGCAAGCATTGCATCAGCAACAGTAACAACAGCATACTTGCTTTTTCCCGACGCACCGCCGATGGAGAATGTAACTCCGGTAGCTGCCTTTTCCGTAAACTCTGTATCTCCGCTTAACATATACATAAACGGAATCGCCTCTGCTGTTCCGCTTGCTCCGGCCTTTGCCTCAACAGTAATGGTAGTGTTGGCGGCAGTACCTTCGCCGCTTTCAATTAAAAAGGTGATTTGCTGATAGTTTGAAAGCGGTATAAACTCGTCTTTGATTGCCGCCGCAAAAACTGCCCCCGGCACAGCTACCGGGGTTATTTTACCTAACGTATCTATTCTCATAATCATTTACCTCCTTACGGTCTTGCCGCCAATGTTACAAAAGGCGACAGAGTGTTTGAACCTTTATACGGTGTAATCGGCTTGTTCCAGATAGGCTGACCGTCAACACGGTATATAAATCTGAACACGCTCTCATCATATAAAAACCTTACATGAATTGAACTTGCGGTGTTGATTCCGCCCTTGTCAATTAACAGGTACTGCGACATATCGCCTAAGATGATGTCACCTACAGAACCTAATGCACTGCACTGTTCAAGAGGGACAATAGGTCTGCCAAACAGTGTGGCATATGGCTTTTCGGAAAGTCCGCCTGCAGGCAAATATACCGGAACATCACCGATTTTCAGTGTGTATAACAAGGGTTCGATTTCCTGATTAACATACCACACAGCATTTGCGCGGCTGCGGCCCCAACAGCGAGACCACATTTTTATGAGATTTTCTACCGTTATTTTTGCAGTCTGGTCGGTTTCTTTTGCCACCGTTACAAGTGCCGGGGAGTTTAAAATACCAAGAGGCTGACCTGAGCCGTTGCCGTTTAGTATGGTATCATCAATTTTGAAACCAAATTCCTCTGCGAATCCTTGAGTGATTACGCTTTGAAGAGCCGCCGCATCCTGCAGAAGTTCATCTGTGGCATAGCAAAGTCCGGTCAGCTTTTTAAGGGATAAGTCCATAGTTCTGAATTTTGGTTTTGAGGAAACCAGTTCATCCGCTTCGTTTTCCCAATAAGTCTGGATACCGCCCCATCTTGCACCGTTTGCACGGGAAGAGTCGTCAAGTGCATTAATTTTCAATGCATTTGCATTTGTAGAGATGGGTATTTTCTTACATCTTGGTGCAAGAATCCCTGTTTCAAAAGTGTGCTTTAAAAGCTCGCTCGCAAAATCCGTCTGCACCAGAAATCCGCCGTCAGAGGGAACGCTTTCGTTTGCTCCGCTGGCTGAGTTCATAAGGCGCTCGTCTATGATTGGTCGATTGGGCTGTGCAGCGTTATATACCGCTCTCAGCTGCTCGCCAAGGTTTGCAAATTTACCGATATTGTTAGGCTGTGGATTATCGCCCTTATTAACCGGCACATCAACAGGTGCAGAATCCTCAAGCATATCCGCCATTTCTGAAATGGTATCATCCCAACGGGAAATCTGACTTTTCAAATCAGCAAGTGTTGATTTTTCATCGTCGGTGAGCGGTCTGTTTTCCTTTCCGGCTGTGTCAAGCAGCACTTGTGCTTGATTTTTCAGTTCGTTTCTTTTGCCCATCATGGCAAGTAATTTTTTGTTCATAGTTAAAAATCCCCCTTTAAATAATCTCAAATTCGAGTTTTAGGTTTTCAATTTCATTTGTATATGAATTATCCTCCGGCGCCGGTTCAGGTGGCTGAGCCTTCGGAAGTTTTGCAAGCAGCGAATTAAACACCACTCTGCGCCCAAATAAATAAGAGTCCAAAACAGTCTCTGTTTCAGTCTCTTTATCTGTGTATAGGATTTTATCGGCAAATCCCAATTCAACGGCTTTTTTCGCATTCATCCAGGTCTCATCAGACATCAGCCTTGATACTTTTGCCCTTGAAATACCAGTTTTCAACGCATAGGCATTGATTATACTTTCTTTGCATTCGCGCAGAATATTGATTGCCTGCTCCATATCATTTTCATTTCCCATTGCAATGGTCATGGGATCATGAATCATGAGCAGGCTTGTGGGTGACATATATACAAAATCACCTGCCATTGCAATAACTGATGCCGCACTTGCTGCAATGCCGTCAATCTTAACCGTTACTTGTCCTTTGTGTTCCTTAAGTGCAGTATAAATCTGACTGCCTGCCACCACATCACCGCCGGGTGAGTTGATCCACACGGTGATATTTTTTCCGGCATATCCCGAAAGGTCACTCATAAACAGCTTGGGTGTAACCTCGTCGCCCCACCAGCTTTCGGATGCAATCTCACCGTCAAGCCTCAGAACATTTTCTCCATTTTCCGTTTCGCTAAAATTCCAAAATTTACGCATTGTTTTCATCACCTCCACCTTGCGCAGCATTGTTTGCGCTTACCATATTTCCGTTAACCAAATATACATCTCCTCCTTGATCCTCGGGTATGGGATTCATATCTTCAAGCTCGCGTATGTCATTTGCCGAGTACCAACCATTCTGCCTGCCGACCGCATAACCGCTCATTCTTGCAGCAAAATCACCTCGCAAAAGGCCGTCAACATTAAATTTTGCAAAGTAATCCTTTCGTTCATACTCATTTAAAAGGCATAAATTAATGGCCTGTTCCCAGCGAACAAGCCACGGTCT